CTTTTGACGCCTACTTACAATAGGTTAGAAAGCCACTACCGCTTAACACTATGGCTACTGTTCTGTCCGGTACGTCCGGCGCTCTTTATTACAAGCCTGCTGGAACCGACAGCACGTTTAAGGCCGCAAACGTCACCAATGCCAGCAACTCAATCAACGTTGGCACTTTTTTGAATTTCAAGGTTGATGACAAGGTCTCGTTAGGAACCGGTACGGGGGGCACTTTGCCTGCCGGGACATCGGCTAGTACTGATGTTTTCATCAGGACTTATGTCGCTGCAACCGGGGCAGCAACTTTTGCTGCGACTGCTGGTGGTTCTGAACTGGCTCTCACTAATGACGGCACTGACGGCACAACGCCCTTCACAATCAAGTTTGCTGAATTTCAATCAGTTGGCGACGTTCGTGAATGGAGCTTTGAGGTTACTCGCGAGGAAATCGATGTAACCAGCATTGGCGGAACGCTTGGTCAAAACGCACCATTCCGCAGCTTTATCACTGGCTTCGCTGATGGCACTGGCTCCGCCACTGTTTACACCACAGACGACGACACCACAATTGCAAGTCGTTTGATTGAGGATGTACTTCAGCGGAATCAAGTGGGCGCGACTTTCAAGCTTTACACAGACTTGATCTTGACTGGCTCTTCGCCAAATGACACCACAAGCCGGTCAATTGAGTTTGCTGCTGTGTTGACTTCTGCTAGCTACAGCGTCAACCCAGATGATGCTCAAAGCGTGGAGATTGCATTCCGTCCTTCTGCAGCCCCAACTTTTGACTTCGCCAAGTCCTAAGTTCAGGCAACAGATTCTGTGGCCCTTGGCTTGTGCCAGGGGCTTTTTTATGTGTAAGCTGTCAACGAACAGAAATTATCTTTTGTGGCAAGTGCTCTCGATCAACTAAAGAAAGCCGCCAATTTGCAGCCAGTCAAAAAAGTTGTTGCTTTATCTGATGGCTCAGAGTTTGTGTTTTGGCGTTCTCCGTTAACAATGGCGGAGCGTGAACGTGCTCAAAAAGGATCTAATGACGACACAAACGCATTTGCGTTGCAGCTTTTAATTCTTAAGGCGCAAGATGAGGAAGGCAAACGCCTTTTTCAGCTAGGCCAAGCTGCAGAGCTTAAGAATGATGTTCGGGATGCTGATCTGCAATCTTTGATGCTTGCCGTGATTGAAGAGGACAGCACGGAGGCGGCTGACCCAAAAGGCTGAAGGCTGAACTGAAAAAGGATAATTTATTGCGGTTGCAGCTAGGCGTTGCGAAAGAGCTTGGCTACACCTTGGTCAAGCTCAAGCACGAGGTGACAATAGAAGAGCTGTTGATCTGGTCGGCTTATTTTGACCTGTTAAACGAAGAGCAAGAAGCGGCGATGAAGAAAGCGAAGCGTGGGCGCTAAACTTGACGCAATAGACAAGTAGGCATGGCGGTTGTTTCTCGTGTAGAAATTGCTCTTGATTCGACGAGAGCTGCTGCAAACGCCAAAAAATTTGAGCGTTCGATGGATGGCGTCGCTAACGCCACTCGTGATGTAAACGGACGTTTGAGAGACTCAAAGGGAAAGTTTTTAGGCGCTGGCCAAGAGGCGCGAAGGGCTAGCGGTTCATTTAATTCATTAACGAAAAGCCTTGGAAAGGTGGCTGCGGCTTATGCCACTTTTGCTGCAGCTCAAAACACAGCAAGGGCGGGGATACAAAGAATTGAGTCTGAACGCAGGATTGAATTTTTAGCAAAAGGTTATGGGGAAGTAGCAAAACTGCAAGCGGCTGCTAGCGCATCAGCAGACAAATTTGGCATTAGCCAAACAGAGGCAAATCAAGCATTAGCAACTTCTTTTGCAAGATTAAGACCTGTTGGTGTTTCGTTAGCTGATATTGTCAGCACTTATAACGGTTTCAATACTGCAGCAAAGCTTAGTGGGGCAACTGCTCAAGAATCATCTAATGCGTTTACGCAGCTTGCTCAAGCTCTTGGTTCTGGTGCATTGCGTGGCGATGAATTTAATAGTATTTCTGAGCAAGTCCCAGGCATTCTCACAGCGATCAGCAAGGAAACTGGCATTGCGCAAGGATCTTTGCGCAAGTTTGCGGCAGAGGGTGGAATCACTAGCGATATTGTTATAAAAGCTCTCAAAAGAATTGAAACAGAAGGTGCAAACCAACTCAAAGAAGCTTTAGGCGGTCCAGCTCAGGCGATTAAAGATTTTCAAAACGCAACAGAAGAGGTCCAGGTAGCACTTAGCCAAAACGTTATTCCTTTATTAGCTGAAAATTTCACTCAATTAGCTGAATTGATAGTTAATTTGGAAGGACCAATACGTTTTATTGGTCGCATAGCTGCCGATACTCTCAACCAAATTAATAGTCTAATCACCCAAGCTACAAAGCCAGCAGGGGTTGCGGCCCGCCGAGACATAGAAGCAGGTTTAATACCGACAAATTTTATAGCAGGGCTCACGGGTGGCGATATTAGGGGAGGAGCAAAAGAGTTATTTGGCGAAGCTGGCTTAGCTGAATTAGAACAACGTGCTAAAGAGTTTTCAAAATTGCGAGGGGATGGCTTCCAAGAGACGCTTTTGCAATTCATGCAGGACCGCCTTAAAACTATGGACGCCCCTCCAGGTGTCGAAGGTAGCTCGTTTGATTTGAGTACATTAAAAAACTTATCCAAAGGTGGTGGGCCTACTGGCACAGGCGCTGCGACAGACCAACGCGTTGACATGTCAAAAGACTTGTTCGACTTAAACAAACGCTTACTTGGTCAGTCAGATGCTTTAACTGAAGCCGAAAGACTTGTTCTTAATTTTCAAATTGACAAGCAAAAAATTGCAGAGGCTAATTTGCTTCCGCGTGAAGAAGAAATAGCATTGCTAGAAGCCGCAGCAGGGTTTGAGCAAAAGATATTGGATAGGCGCAAAGATCAACAAAAACTAACGGACCTAGCAAATAAAAAAGCAGCAGAGCAAGCAAAAAAACAACAAGAAGATGCGCAACGTCGGCTTGAGGCTGACCCTGGTTATCAAATGCAGCAGCAGCTTGACAAGCTTTTAGATAAGCAAAATCAAGTTGCATTTGCTGCCACATCAATGGGTAACGCATTTGCCAATGCTTTTGGTGATGTCGTTACTGGTGCCAAGTCTGGACAGGAAGCATTAGCAGGGATGTTGAAATCTATTGCCGCTGACTTCTTGGGGATGGCAAAAAAGATTATTGCTCAGCAGTTAACAATGATTTTGTACGGCACGATCATGAAGGCGCTGGGTGTTTCAATGCCTGGTGGCGGTGGCGGTACTACCCCTCCAGCTACGATGCCGGATTCTGTTGGTCTTATCGCTGCTCAAGGAGCTTATACTCCTGGCGGGTTTAAAGCATTTAACCAAGGTGGCGTAGTTAGCAAGCCAACCCTTGGCCTTGTTGGTGAGGGTGGCGAACCTGAGTACATCATTCCTCAATCCAAAATGCGTGAAAGCATGTCGCGTTATTCACGCGGTTCGCGTGGTGGTGGTGTTATCCCTGACAATCGTGGCGGTTCTGCAAGCGAAGATGGTGCCGTTGCAGTTGCCGCACCAATCGACGTTCGCTACACCGTGGAACGTATCAACAGCGTTGATTATGTAACCGCTGATCAGTTCCAGAGTGGAATGCAAAGTGCAGCGGCACAAGGCGCACAACGCGGAGAACAAAACACGCTAAAACGATTACAGATGAGCGGTAGCACCCGCAAGAGGTTAGGTCTATGACAAGTTTTGCCTTTGGCCACGCGCTACGAATAAAGCCTGAACAAACAGAGCTTTACCGTTTTCAGAACTTTTTTATTGGCAAAGAAATTACGCACTCTGGCTCTGGTTACCAGTTTGTTCCTTTTGGCTTTTCTGGTGTCACAGTTAACCGCACAGGCGACGGGTTAGAAGCAACGCTTGTTTTTCCAAATAACGACTTATCTCGTTCTTGGGGCGTTACGGCAGTTGAAAGCAGTTGGCTGATGGAAGTTGACGTGTTGGTTATTGAAGATCCAGACCCTGATACAGGCTTGGCAACAACAAACACGATCGTTCACACCTACACCGGCCAAGTAACAGGAGGACAATGGGACAACACGTCGTTAAACCTAGAGCTGGGTTCAGTTCTTGATGCTGTTGGAACGGACGTGCCAAGGCGTTCATTAACTAAACGAGTTGTTGGCAACCTGCCAATTTCAAGCAATGTCCGACTGCAGTGATCTAATTGGAATGCCGTACCGGCTAGGCGCTGACGGTAGCGATGGCCATATTGACTGCATTCACCTCTGCTACAAGGCTTTAGGCCATATCGGCATTGATCCACCACCGTTTAAGCAGTCCTGGTACGAAGC